CACACTTGCAATGAATCTTGATTGCGGTTTACCCTTACATCGGGATTCATTGCAAGTGTGCGCAACACATTGGCGGCAACCTGTTTTTGAATCACGGTTGCGAATATCGCACGTTGCGAAATAATGAAATCGGTCAAGTCACAACCAACGGAAATTTCAACGTTCATGCCGTAATTCATGGTGTTGGTGTAACCTATTTCGCCAATATCAAACATTTCCGGGTATTCCGTGAAATCCAACGGGGCATGAATGCCGAACGGCGATACCTGTAAATATTTGGTCATTTCACGCCATGATTCTATTGAACCGCCTAAACAGGTTTGGCACGGCTCAACGGACCAATCTTTTGAAACGTTCAATGCTTGCATCCCGGTCGGCAATTCGTTTTGGTTGTAGCAAAGGAACCACGCGCCGCCCGCATCGTTTCCATCGCCCGCGCTTCCGGGTATGTAAGGCAAATAAAGCGGTTCGGCCAAATTGAACCATTGGAACCCGCCTTTTGTGTTGGTGTATTCCAATTCAATCGTGCGCATGGGTGCAACCTGTGACGAATGGAACAGATACAATTTAACCGTTCCCGTTGCGCCCACCATCTGCAAACCAATCCGTTCAATCTTTGTTGTCACGCCCATTGCGCGGACGGGTACGATTTCAAAACCAACGATTTTGCCCGATGGGTCTATTGTTGCCTGTAAACGTGCGGCCCCGTCAAAGAACGTGCGGCGTTCCAACAACGATTTGGTTTCCTTGCTCAATTGCTTTTCCTGTATGAATTGTTGGATGGCCGTGTTGATTCCTTGCAACATAAGGTTTTCAACGAAATCGGACAACATATTGTATTTGTTCCAATCCGGGTTGTTGTCGGCCGGTTCCGAACCGGTGTTTGCGTTCTTTGCAATCCATACAATGCCGCCGTGTTTTACTTTTGCATCTTTGGCATATCCGGTTGCGTTGTTCCAATCGGGGTATTTATACAAATAATCATCCGGCATGATGGCCCGGACGTTTGCCAACGTACATAACGGGTGCGCACCTTGAAAGGTCAACCCGCTTTCGCTTTGGCACAAATTGGGGTCAATTTGATTTTGTGGGTTGTAATCCTGTTGCCAACCAACCAATGGCATAAGCGCGGTTTGTATTTCTTGCAATCGTATCATTTTCGGTTTGATTTGTGGTTAAAGAAAAACGGGGACGGGGTTATTACGCCCGCCCCCGCTTACAATATGGAGAAATCCCCGTTTAGGAAATCACGGTTGTATTAACCGGGTTGTCCTCTGTGTTCACTACCTCAACGGGTTGTGCGAACGGATTGGTAACGGGCGAAGCAACCTCAACCTTTATGATGGGGTTGGCAACGGTTTCGGGATTGCTATTGTAAGCAACCAAGAAAGCAATATCAACGGAAAAACCGAAATATTCCTTTACGTTGCAAACCATATCGGCGGATGCAGCCCCGGCGATTCCGCTTTGGTCGCCAACGGCGGTATAATAGTGTGAACCAACGGGCAAATCAATGTACGGCAAACGTACAACATCCCATTCGTGGAAATTCATGCGGGTACGGCTCAATGCCTCGCGGTCAACGCGGGTCAACACGCCAACATTGCCATCGGCTACAACGTAACCGGTTGCGTATATGCCGGATTCATTCACGATGTTGTTGGTGTAATGGAACACTTTGTTGTCATACTCCAAACGTTTGTTTACATCATTGTAAATGTCATGTTCGGCCAACTTGCGTACCAATGAATCAAAACCGGCCCCACCGATAACGTGCAACATTTCGGGATATGCGTTCGCACGCATCATGGCGTTCATGTCCGAAAGGAATTCCATGCGGGCAATCCACGGAACTTGAACACTATTGGATGTAACGGTGTAAATCAAAGAATCTTTGAACACCTGTGTTTTGTTGGCTTCCAACGCGGCGATTGCCTGTACATCCATTGCGGTTGCAAGTGCGCGGCAAACCTTTTCCATCTTGCGGGCGAAATCGTGTTCATAACTGATTTCGTTGTTGCGGTAAAGTTGGGGAACCATTGTGAAACCAACGGCCAAAGTTACCCAATTGACGGTGTACAATGCGGATGTGTTTTCATCATCGGCAATGACACATGAACGAACGTTGGAAACGGTTACATCGCCATCATAATTGATAACGGGAACCTGTACGGTGTTTCCGATACTCTCAAAAGCGCGGTCGCGCAAATTGGGATTGATGATTGAATTACCGGCGTTGGTTTGCTCAATGAAGAAATCCAATGCGCCATACTCCAATGGGCGGGCCATATTACGGTCAAATTCCGGGTTTTCAACTCGCCAATTCTGTAATCTTGTTGCAATAAGTGACATAATTGTTTTGTTTTAAATTGTTTTTGAAAATTGCCGGATTGACCCATTACCCGGTGTTGTTTGTTTACTCTCTTTTTAGCGGATAGGCAATTTTTTGATTACATCAATATTGTCTTTCCAAATCTTGTTTTTCGCATCTTCAAATGCTTTGGAACCGTTGATTAATCCCTGTGACATCAGTTGTTTAGTAATCAATTCGGTTACTTCGTCTTGCGTCCGTGCGCCGGAAATATCAAAAGTTCCATTGCCGCCACCGCTTCCGCCTTGACCGCCTTGCGAACCCGCGCCGATCTGTTGTCTGCCCTCATCCAAAACACCCATCGTTTTAAGTTCACGGGCAACCAATTCCGATGCGGTAAAAGGTCGCAAATTGTTGTTGGCGTTGCGCATAACGGCCCCGTTTTCCATGAATGCCAATACCTTGCCGTTGTTGCCATCATCAATGTATTCGGGGTTCATTCCCTTTACCTTTTCAATGGCTTGTGTCAGCAATACAGATTGAACGGATGCGGGCAAATCGGCCTTGAACTTGATTCCGGCGGTTGCTTTCGCAAATTCGGAATCCAACTTTGTCATGAACAATGCTTTGGTGTGTTCGGCTTCCGCATTGTCATACTTTGTTTTCAAGTCCGTAAATTCTTTGGTTACGTTCGCCAAATCCGCTTTGGCCTGTGCCAATGCTTTTTTTGTTTCTGCATCTGCGCCACCGTCTGCAATAACCTTTTCCAATCTTGCTTTCTCTTTGGTCAAATCGGAAATTTGGGTTTGCAGTTGTGCGGCGTTCCCCGCCTGTCCCTTGATTTCGCCGATTACCCTTTTGGCGTAATCAAATGTCTTTTCGGTTCCATTCTTTGCGATACCGGATGCGGCCAAAATGTCTGCATCCAAACCGCCGTAAATTTCCCCGGTTTTCTTTGCAATAACGGTGTTTTCATCGTTGTTGCTCATTTCCACGATTGCGGATTTCTGTTCATCTGTCAAGCCGGACAATGCGGCGTTGGCATTCAATAGTTCGGTTGTTAGTGCCATAATTCTTTCCCTTTGAATATTGGTTGGTTGTCTTTAAATCAGTATCGCCCAACGGGGTATTTATGCGGATATTGTTTCCTGTGCGGTCACACTCTGCAATGATGCACCACCGAATACGAATGTGTATGTGCGGGTTGTGCTAACATCGGCGTATGATGCGGAAATACACTTTGAAACACCAACGGCGGAACGTTGTACAACGTCAAGAATGGTCCCGGCCTTGTAGCATTCCACCAACTTTTTCTTTTGGTCATATGTGAACGTTCCCAATGTGGTCACGTCAATAAACAAATTGTCCTGTTGTGCGATTTGTGCCATAATTGTAGTTTTTTAATTGTTAGTTACTCTTTTTCGGGTTCTTTTCCGTCCCCGGATTCGGCCGATTCCTTTTGTTCGCCATCGTTGTTGTTCTTTGGCGGGCGACCCGGCTTCTTTTGTTCCTTTTGTTCGCCATCCTGTCCGCCTTGATTGGCGTTATTGGCTTGCAATTCTGCCATTTGCTTTGCAACGGCGGCGGCAACGGCCGCATCAAAACGTTCCTGTTCGGCTTTGGCCTTTTCTTCCGCCTGTTGCTTTGCGCGTTCGGCGGCCTTTTCCTGTTGTTCTTTCATCCAAACGTTGGGGTCATGAAGAATGGTAACGGTGTAACCTTGTTTCTTCAAACTTGCCAACACGTTCGTTTCAAATTGCTTTTTTCCGAACTTCTGCACGCGGGGTTTGGAAAGTTTCTTACCGGTCTTTGGGTCATACTGCACAACCTCAATAACGCAATGGTAACTCTTTTCTTCGCCCTTTGGTACAATGTAGTTTTCCGGGGTCAAATTCCCAATTGGTGTGTCCCTGCCATCTTTTGTAATCATACCTTTGTCGGTTTTTTATTAGTTAAACATTAGCGGGTTCCGGTATCTGTTCATCAGCATACTTGCGGAATTCCGCCATAATCGTTTCAATCTTCTTTTGGAACGGGATTGCGTTTCCAAAATCCAATATGTTGGTATTCTCCCGTTCAAATCTTCGCACAAAATTAGGAAAGTTTAATTTAATGCGCAAATCCTGTTCGTTTACCAACTTCTTTTCAAACAATTCGCCCACCTCTGTACGCGATAAATGGCGGTACGGTTCAAGTTCCGACAACAACAACATACGGCGCAATTGCATCGGGTCATTGCGGTATTCCGTTTCCAATATGCGGTTCTGCATCATATCCAATTCGGATTCCGGTGCGCCCGCATCTTTCGCGGCCTTGTATTGGTTGCGCAATTCCTGTACGGAATACAAATAAAATTCCGTGCCGTAATTAATTTTGGCCGAAATGAAATAACGTCCGTAACGGATGCGGCAAATGGTTGAATCAACCCATGATTGGGCGGCTTCAAATCCCTTTTTAATCCGGCGCAATACCGTTGTCACGTTCTCAAAATTGGCCTGTACCTGTTGTTCGTTGAACGCATCACGATTGGTTACGATTTCTTCCTGTCCGACAACCGCCGTTATGATTTCTTCACGCAAACGTTTCTGTTCGTCCACGTTGTAATCCAACGAATTGCGGTCAACCGTCAGCAAATCCACGGGGTGTTTCAAATCGGGTTGTCCCTCACTCTCGTTTGGCACGGGAACTTCAACGAATGAACCGGGGCCGATTATGCGTTTGTTGCCGCATTTGGGGCAACGCATCAGCAATCCCGCCATATCCAAACGGTAATGGCCTTGTTTGTCCCTCAAAAAGCCGCCATCGCAATAATCGCCGTTTTCGGCATTACTGAAATCACAACTTTGTTCGTAACCGGATAAAATGGGATATGCACCCATCAAATCCAACGTGCGTTTGCTTATGTGGAAAAATTCAAACCAATCCAATGATTCAAGTTCGGCCGACAACGGGGATTTCTTCACATCCGGTTCATCCAATGACAACGGTTCGTTCCAAAAGAAACGCGCCGGGCAATAACCCAAATCGTGGCGTGCTTCAATCTTTGGCATTCCGTTGATGGTCCCGGTGTGTTTGGAATCATCCCATACCCTGTACGTTTCATCATCCAACACAATGATTTCATCATGGCGGCGGAAAACGATAAAGTCCATTACGCCCGTTGTGGGGTCCGCCATGTATGTTATCACATCGTCAATCGGCAACCAATAGAAATATGGTTCGGGCAATTCTGTTTTCTGTTCGCGGGGAACGTCAACAATCAACACCGAATTGATTTCCGATTTGAAGAATTCCCAACCTTTGGTTTCCCAAACGTTGGGTTCATCCAACTTTGTCAATCGGTATTCTTCCCAATCATCCTTTTGTGCCGGATTTGCGAATTGGTAGTTGAACGCCGGGTTGCGGCCGTCAAAAATGCGGCTCAATTTGTCAAAACAAATGTCCGTAATCTCATTTGTCTTGATGGGATAACGGAACATTGTTTTAAACAACACAAATTTATCGTGTGGTAGGATGTTTTCAACCATTGCCAAAAATTGGGTCAATGGCAAAGAAATATACGGGGCATTGAATGACGTGACGCGCTTGACCGTGTGAAACTTGATGCGCATTTGATGCAGTTTCGCACGGTTCAAGGTTGCGGCACGTTTATTTTCCGCGATTTTCTTTTTTATCTGTCCTACATCGTAACCCATTGTTTACAAACTCAAATTTTGAATCCTTTGGTAATTTCCATCCGCCGTTACGCGGCATTCTCAAAATCCTTTCCGCGTGGGAAAACTCAAATTCTTCTGTAACGCCGTTTGCAACCAACGTTACATTGGTTGTTTTTGCGTTCATGATTACGCGGGGATTAAGTCAGTAAGCGGGTTAAAGTCTGTGGGTTTGATGATTTCCAAATCATCCGAATAGTTGTCGGGGTACATCCACGAAATGGCGTTTGAATCCTTTGCGTCAAAGTTTCCGTGAATCTTTGAACCGATGAACAACGAACGGATGGGAATGGGGTAATATGTGTTGGGTTCGGTTTGGTCCTGTATGGCTTCAATGTTGCCGTTTTCGTCAAACAGGTAAACGCCCAAATTTCCGGCGTTGGCTTCGCACTCCAATTCTTTCATAACCTTTATGACAGATTGGGGAACGGCACGCAATACACCGTCAAACTGAACGGGGTTGCCGCCCAATACTTCTGCAATACCGCCCAAATCATCGTTGCCACCACTTGAACGGCGTGCATCGCCGCCGCTATCGGCCGGGGCGTTGATGTAAGGAGAAATAACGATTTTGGTTCCGTTGGTTGCGGCCATCTTTGCGGTCCAACTTGCCAACAAATTGATTGTCGGGGTTGTGGGTGTTCCGCTTGCGGCGGCAAAACTGTTTCGGGTTCCATCGGCTTGACGCAAACGTTGGAACGCAACTTTTTGGATTTGGCCGAAATTTTCCGGGCATTGCACGTTGGGAATTGTGGTAATTGCGGATGCGGCCGGGCATGAACAAACTAAACTCATAATTCAAGATTTTAAGTTAAACAATATGGTTTCGCGGTTGTCCCATTACCGCATTACGGCACAAATGTAGTTATTTTTTAGAAATTTCGCACACAATCAATTATTTTTCGCTTTCCGTGTAATTGTTCATCCGGCAAAAGATAATCAATTGTGGGGCAAATATGGCGGTTTAGTGAAAACAAAAAACCGTGACGTTGATTGCGCCACGGCTAATTGCAACTATATATATTCAACAACTCTTTGACGAACGACCATAAGGTCGGTATGTATTCAAAGAATAACAGAAATGTTCATCATAATGCGCGGTTTTCTTGTGTTTAGCAACAACCAAATCCATCGCGTAACCGTTGCAATGTGCGTACCAATTTCCGTGGCATGAACTTTTATCATCGCCAAAATGTACTGCAAATTGCTTGATGCGTTTTGCGTCCTGTTCTGTTGCGGGTTCAAAATCAAAATTGCCATAATGCCCACCAATTAAGAATTCCGCAAACTTGCGGCCATTGCGAACGATGATTGATACATTTTCCAACTTAGGATGTATATTGATAATAAATGTTTTCATTGTGAAATAAATTAAAGGTTAGTAAATTAGCACTCAAATCTCATTGCGTAACCGTGGAATGCGTTTTCGCGCTCTAACTTTTCAATCAAGAATGTTGCAACAGCCATTGTGCGCCCATCATAGAACTTAACGCATGATTTCGGGAACCAAATTGATTTCGGGTGCATATTCATATTCCAACTTACAGGAAGATTTACCAATACGGCCTTTTCTGTTTCCTTTTCAATGTTGTTGAAAATAACCTCAATTGAGTTGTTGTTGTTGAGTTCCATAACCTTTTGTTTTTAGTTCCGGGAACCGCCCCGGTGCGTTTTGTTGTTTGATTACGCTACAAAGATACGCATTGTTTTTTATTGCGCAATAGGTTTTACTTATATTTTTCTCAAAAAAGTGCATTTTTAACATTTCAACACAAAATCAATGCACCCTAACACCCCTATTTGACGAGCCGTATGGTTTTGTGTTACCATCGGCGATTTCCTTTTGATATAATCCGCATAACGCATCGGCCCCATCATCATGGGCGTTTGCATCAAACTTGCGCAAAAATTCTGTGATATGCTTGTAAAATGCCGGGTATCGGGTTTCCCAATTGAATGGAAACACGATGTGTTGGTTGACAAACGGCGCGTTCGTCACAATCCGGGATTCCTTATTTTCCGATTGATGGAACGGAATGGTTATGGCCTTAACTTTTTTCTTTACCTCTTTTTCAAATTGGGAACCGCCGTTGTTTGATTCAATCCATGCCTTTTGCGTACCATTGGCGTTTATCATCCGGGGAACCGTTATCGTTGTTACGTCCGTTGATTCGTCCGTAAATTCAATGTCGGTTATCAGCGCGAACAATAACGGTTCAAACCGTTTTTTGTTTTCGTTCCAAACTTGATTGTCCGATTTGTATATGTCATAAGTCAATGCGGCCAAATAATCGTCCCCCTCGTCCGCAACGTCAACGTAACAACCCGAACGGATATATGTTCCCCAATCCTTTTTGTCAACCCATGTTTTGAATGGTTGGTACAATTTGCCCTCTGCATTGCCGGGGTCACCTTGATACAGGCATTGGAAACCAACGGGGTCAAGTTGCTTTTGCGCCAATAGTCTTTCCAATGAATGACGTTCGGGCCACAATGCCGTTCCCGGTTCCCTGTTGTCAATTTCCGTGGCGTTTCCTGTCTTAATGGCTTCAAAGTTTACCAATACCCATGCACCCGCCGGGATGTTCTCAAAATCGGACCACTTTTCGGCAAATATGACGTTTTCCGTTTCAATGATTTTGCCAATTATATCATCCGGGTGCCATCGGGTAAACACAATAAGTTGTTGCGAATCGTTGTGCAAACGTGTTCGTGCAACCTTTGTGTACCAATCCCACGCCGTTTGCCGTATCTGTGGCGAATTGGCTTCGCTTGCATCTTTATATAGGTCGTCAAATATCATCACGTCAACGGTCTTTGATGTCAAAGAACCGCCACGGCCCACAACGCGCAATGAACCCGTGTGGTTTACTATTTCAAACACATCGGAATTGCGCAAATAGTTATAGATCGGA